CGAGATTTCTGATCCAAGACAACAGTTTTCCTCTGCAGTCCTTTTCAGAGTTTCCATAAACTCAATCAATGGTGTCACTTCAATCCCTCCTTCAAGGCTGCCTGATAGACTTTCTTCCAATCTTCGCCATGCACTTCTCTGGCATATTTCGCCCATTCTTCCCTGGCAAGAGCACTGGTAAAACTCAGTTTCTCCGGACCATATGTCCTGCTTGTAGGATTTCCATACATGACATCACCATGCCAAAGATACTGGGCATAGGGTGTTGACCACCGAAGGTCAAACTTCATATCATGCGCGGCTCTATCACTGGAAGACAGGCCGCTGGACTGCAGTGTCCCCTGATCAAACGGTACATACTGAGTAACATCTTTCAATGCCTGGTTTCCCATGACCGTCAGTGCATCATTTGCAACCGCCCGGATCCGTGCGGCTGCGGCTTTCTTGTCAAAGGTAACTCTTGTGCTTATTTTAGGCATACTTCACCAGCCCTATCTCATAATGATGCAGCTTTTTTTCTGCGTACAGAGGCTCTATGAGCTGTACACGGAACTTCTGACCATTGAAGACAACAATATCATCCAGTTGAATCTCCATCTCTGTAGGGCGGCTATATTTGCAATCAAAAAACAATGTTGCCGCCAGCTGGATCTCCGCATTGTTCTTATCCCGGACGATCTTACTTGACGGTTCCAGGCGGACATGAGTAAGCTCTGTGCCCTCATCCAATGTCGCAGATCCCCAGGCATCCTTCTTTGCTACCTTGTGCAGTGTAACCGTATGGATTAACAGTCGTTTAGGTATCGGTTTCATACTCTCCCTCCCCTATACGTCAGTCCTGTTGGCCACAGGATCCGCTCCGCTCTTGGTGCAACAATCGACTGAACAGTCGAACCGGATCCGGAAGAAGCACCTGTGTAACTGAATTTTCCGAGCGATGCCCCGGCAAGACCATCTCCCATATCCAGATCAGCTCCGCCGTTTGCATCCAGATACTCTATCTGTGCGCACACAGCATCCTTTATCCGTGTCTGCATGTCTTCGGGCATCGCCGGAAACGTAACCGGAGTGACCCGATACAATGTCATCTCCTCAATGATCTCTTCTGCACGGCGGCAAAGAGAAGGGAAGTCAGTCGTATCGACTGGCTCCCCACTGAAAGAATCATTGTAGTATACCTCATCTACATATGCCATTTTATCAGCTCCCCTTAAGCAGCGGCCTCCGTTCTCTTCACATACACAGTCTGCGGTTTGGAGATCTTCAGACCGTAGATCTTACGACCCTGCACCGCAGATGCTCCGATGTATTTTCCAGATCCGGCAAGATCCTGTGCATGCACATCCACGCCCCACTCCTGGACACGGTGACACCAGTTCGGGTGACCTGCAATAAACTCAGTTGTAGTCTTCTTGGATGCCACTAACTTAGTATCTTCATACATGGTGTTTCCAGACTCGAACACAGCAAATCCTGCTACAGATCCAACCGCACCTGCGTTTTTCAGCTCCTGAGACAGATCTCCCTGGCGGATGAAATGATCATCCAACATCAGGACTGCCATGAACTCCGGAGAACAGATCAGCCAGCGTCCGGCCTGTGGTACGCCTTTTCTGGTCAGATAGGTCTTTGCTGCAAGAATTTCCTTGTATGCGGTCTGATCAGTTGCTGCAGTCTTGGTTGCACACACGTTGATTCCGCTTGTAGTCTCCAGCAGGTTAATGGACTTCTGATCCATCTCCAGTGCAAGGGAATAACCGGCAGAATCCAGACGGTCAGCCAGAATATTATCCGGGACTGCCGCAGCGTCAAAGCCATCGATCAGCTCATTGACAGCTTTGTCCTGGTCAATATTCAGATCCATGTAAGTCGTGGTTCCAGTCTCCAAATCAACTCCTGTAGCCTTGTTATAATCCTTCACTGTTACTTCTGTATCTCTTACCGGGACCTTGACCTTTCCGGATTTCGGGTTTCCCTCATAATTGGTGTTGAAGATATAATTATCTCTGGTCACAAGGGTCTGGCGCAGTTTCGCATCCACCAGGGAAGACCATCTCTCCTGATGTGCATGCGCAAACAGCTGTAAAAACATTAAAAATTTCATACTCCTATTCCTCCTCAATCAATTTTAAGTCCTGGATTCCGTTTCAGGAATGCGGCTTCTACTCCGGAAGTCTTCTTGCTTCCACCTCTCTGCCGCTGTCCCCAGGACTTTTTCTTTTCTGCTTCATCATCGTCATCATCCTCTTCTTTGGATGATCCAGCTTTAAACTGCGGATACTTCTTCAGTACCTCATCAATGGCATCCTCGATATCCATATCCTCATCTTTGGCCATGTGCACTTTTGCCAACGCAAGGACATCATCTACACAGGACTTATCCACATCATGTTCCAGACATGTCCACTTCAGCTCCAGATCATCAGCTTTTGCAGCCTTGTCCCGAAGAGCTTTTGTCTCCTTGTCCTCATCATCCTTTTTGCCATCTTCACCGGCTTTTCCCTTGCCGTCAGGTTTCTCTGTCTGCTTCTGCTGTTCTCTCTGCCATTTGCGCTTTTCCCTGGCGAGACGCTTCTTCACAGCATCATCGATGTCCTTCTGGGAATATTTCTTCTCATCCTGATCATCGTCACCACCATCATCGTCGTCATCACCGTCAGAGTCCTCTTCTCCATCATCCCCGCCGTCATCAGCTCCTTCGGATCCTTCCGCAAACAGCTGAAGATTCAGCATATAGCCCTTTACCAGCATTGTTCTGTATTTCATCTGAATACCATCCTTTCCGTTTTACGCCCGTTCGGCGCCTATTTTCACATAGTCATCACCGTAAGTAAGCTGTATGTCACTCACAGCAATAAAAAAAGAATCGACCAGAAGCTTTCCTCTTTCTGATAGATCCTTATACGTTATTTCCGCATGTCCGCTTGCAACTCTGTAAGAGATCTCATCATCCGTCAAAGCCTTGAGCGAATGTATCAGTCCCTGTGTCAGACTCGACACTGCAGCACACACGATATCATTTCCGGTTTTTGCATATCCCGCATGGCCATCTACCGTAAGACCGTGTTCTGTGATAGTTACCGTTATCACCGCGTAGTCCTCCTTTCCGGAGTCATCTGCTGTTTAACGGACAGCTCCGAGATATTGGATCACCGCCTTTCTACGGATATCCGTCTGCCATCATACATGATCGTGTCACCGATCTGTGCCACATCGTCACCTCTTACTCTCACCCCTTTCACTTCTGCATGACCATCTCTAGTCCGGTACAGGATTGTTGCTATGCCCTTCTCGATGCGTTCTGACAGCCAAGACGGTGCCAGAATATCTACATCTTTGGTAACTATATAGTATTCTTGCATTTATTCAACCAATTCCCAGTCTTCTGCCAGCATATCCGCCTGAGATGCCAGCCAGCCCATCTGCACTCCAGATGTCCCAACAAACGCAATCGCTTTATTCCCAATTGCATCATGTTCACAGTTGACAATCTCACCCTGGGCGGTCTTGTAAGAGATTCCGGTAGCAAGCTGGATGTACTGCTTCTTTCCGTTCCAGCCTCTTCTGGCAACCTTTTCCCCTTTCTTCATATTCTCAATAGCTTCTCCAAAAGTCATTCCCATGATATTCTTCCTCTCTTTCTTAAAATGGATATAAAAATACCACCAGCCTACTGACCAGTGGTATCATTTCTTTTTTTATCTTTTTTCTTCAGGAATTCCGGAATCGGAACTTCTGGAGGCTTATCATTCAAAACGAATTCTGTCCTAGGGGGATACTCTTTTTTCGGATCGTATTCTGACATATCAATCTTCGGCATCTTTCAAGTCCTCCATCTCATATTTTAATCCAAATCGTTTCGCAAACTCAGTTACAACTTTGTTTTGATAAATAATTTGGTAATCTTTTTCCGTAATTTTGTCAAGATTATCTAATGCCCATTTTTCCATAGATGACTGCAGCTCGTCAACAATTTTATTATACTCATCGGCAATCTGAGAGGCAGATGAAATTTCTTCTTTCCACTTGTCCGGCTGAATCATCCGATACACTCCATCACGCCCTACCGCCCGAATTTCTGACAGTTTCGATGATCGAAGCATATTAATATCCGCTGCGGATAACGATGCTCCTCCTGGATGATTATGCGTCAATACGCACCCTCTCATCCTTTTAATTTCATCTTTAGTAAATGATACGTCATGAGCACTTCCGTCTTTTTTTAACACATTTCTTCCAGATGAGTCATAAATCAGTGCTTTTTCTTCATTCAAGCTTCGTATACTGTTTTCATCCTTTGATAATCTCTCCTTAGCATCTGATTCCCAATTGCTCGTATTTATTTTAACAGATTTCTTATACGCTGTGTACTGTTTATTCGCAACCACCGCTTCCACACTGATTTTCCTGTCAAAGCCAACCACCTGCTCCCGGTCTTTTCTCTGGTGCAGCTGATCATTGTCTCCGACATATTTCCGGAGCTTTGCTTCCTTGGCTTTCAGCTTTACTGCGGACTGTTCAAAGGCTTCATCATCACCCAGCTCCTTGTACAGCATACACTCTCGCTTCTGCTTCCGGACATCCCTCTCCAGAGCTCTTTGCACCTGTGTCTGTTTGTACAGTCGGTCACTGGCTTCCTGGTCCTCTGCCGGAAAATAGGTCTGTAAGCTCATACCCGGAAAGAACGGATATTTGTGATGTCTGCAGTTGATACCGAGGATTCCGTCTGGTTCTCCGTAGCTAGTGGAGTTCCAGGGATAATACTGCACCTTTCTCCCTTTGGCATCTGTCGTGTATCCGCTGCCATTGTTGAGATCGTATATCTTTCCCTGGTCCTTCGCGCATTTAGGTCTGGCTCCGGAATGGGAATCGATCTCAATCAGATTCACACCATAATCACGGCATCTGGCTGTCTGTACTTCATCCGCGGTATTCTTGGCTGTGTTTCTCATAG